TTAAGCGACACTGTCGCTTTTATTCCCGTAGCCATCGAGCGCCGCGGCGGCACGGGCGAGGTAGTCCGGCGCGTGATGGCCGTAGACCTTTTCGACCATTTTTTCGGTGTTGCCTAGATACCTTGCGACCTCGCCCAGCGAGCGGCCGTCCTGGATCATCCAGGTCGCGGCCGTGTGCCGCAAGGTGTAGGGGATGCAGCGTGGCAAGCCGGCGTCGGCCGCGTAGCGCTTGAAGGTCTTCAGCACCGTCCGGATGCCCTCGCCGCGCCATTCTATCACATGGTCCGACACCGCGACCTCATGGGCCTCGAGGAGGGCGGCCCGCGCCGTGTTGGTCATCGGCACAAGTGCCCGGCGCTTCTTCGTCCGCCGTCGGCTGGGCAGCTGCAGATTGATCGTACCGGTCGCAAAGTCGACCTGGTCCCATGTCAGGTCCAGGATGGCACCCGACCGGCCGGCGGTGTGCAGCGACAGGATGACGAACAGGCGGACATGCGGCGCGAGGCAGGCCGCAATCAGCCGCTCGGCCTCGGGGCGGTGCAGCCAGTAGTCCCGCGGGTCAGGCTGGTCGACCGGCATGGCGAACAGCGGCGCCCGGTCAATCCACCCCTCTTTCTCCGCCCAGTTCAGCGCGGCGCGCAGCGTGATCAGATCCTTGATGATCGTCCCATCGCTCACGGGCCGGGACTTGACGGCCTTCGGCGGGCGCACGGCGCCACCATCCTTGCGCGGCGGCGTCGGCGGCGCGATCGACTTGGTACCTGCCAGCCGCCGTTCCTTGGCGTACCGCCGGGCGGTGGCGTTGTTGATGTTGGTCGGGAACAGGTCGCCGATATGGCGCTTCAATGCCTTCCGGCAGCTGTTGATGCTTGGGAGCGATCCAACCTCACGCGATTCGGCGTCGGCATAGTAGCCGTCCAAGATGGCGGCGATCGTCATCTCCTCGGGCGCGGCCGGCGCGTCGCGGCCGGCTACGAACTGGGCTAGACGTCTCTCTGCCTCGCGGCGGTTCGTTGTCCGTGTCGAAAGAAGTCGAGATCGGCCACGTTCATTCCACGCGATGTACCAGACGAGGGAGCCTTCTCGGGTGGTAAGACGGTAGTTGGGTCGGTCGAGCTTGGGGCGGGGCATAGCGAGGCCTCGAATTCATCGATGTGCTTCCTGCGGAAGCGGTACGACCCGCCGGGCAACCGGAGGAAGCCAATCTTCCTGGCTTCGATCCAGTTGTAAACGGCCCGTGGCGAGACGTTGAAATGCTCGGCGACATCCTTGACCGTGAGCGCCGGTTCACGGGGAGGCAAGCCGCTAGTCATGGTCACCCGCCGGGTGGACGGTCAGCATGACGGGCGGTTGCGGGCCCAGCACCTGCAGGATCACCAGCCCGCCGGCATTCAGCGCCGCCAGTTCGTCCGGCGTCGGTTCCCAGGCCGACATGATGACTTCCCCGTCCACGCGGGCCGCCAGCTCGGCGACATGGTCACCTGACGGACCGTGCGCCTTGGGCGGCCGCAGGATGATGTTCGCGCCGGGTATGCGCTTCGGGATCATCAGAGATCCCCCCACGACATCGTGTCCACCCCGCCACCAGATTCTGGGTCGAGCGCGATCGCGATTGCGACGGCCTCCTCGGCCGAGCGGCCCATGTAAAGGGCCGCCATGGCATAGGGCGCTCCGCTGCCAACTGCAGCGAATCTCTGCTCGATGCGGATGCAGCCGAACGGCGAATGTAGCCAGGCGGTTCCGTTCGCCGTCACCTGGATTGCCTCGGGCCCGTGTTCCATGTCGTCGAAGATCTTCGGGCGCTCACCGATCGCGCCGCCATCCAGCCAAGCGACGAATGCGTCGTTGACTGTCGACGTCCCCGCCAGCCCGATCATGCTGCCGTCGGCCAGCCAGTGAAGCTTGGTCCGGTTCATCTTGGTCCCGCAGATCACGGTTTGCTTGTCGGCGGCGAGCGTCTTTCCGTCCCACGCTATCGTCGTCATCGACTTCCCCCAGTCCATGGCGCGTCGGCCGGGTCGACCACCAGGTCGCGCAGCCCCATGCGGCGGTGCGTATTGCACATGGCGACCTCCAGAACCACTATCGGGTGGTCTTCCACGACCGACTGGTTCCTCACGACCGACAGGATCACGTTGCCGCCGGCGGCCAACATGTCGATTTCATCTTCAGTGGGCGTCCAGACCGAACGGTAGATGTTGCCTTCGGCCAGGATCGAGAACGGCCCAATCTTGATGGGCGTCCCGTCGTCGTCCACATGCGGCGGAAACGTGTGGGTTGCATTCACGATTTCGCGCGGGATCATGACACCTTCCTTCCGGTGATCGCCTCAAATATCAGCCGCATCCGCTCGGCCTCCGCCGCGGCCCGCTCGGCCTCGACCGCGGCCCGCGCCTCAAACATCAGCCGCATCCGCTCGGCCTCCGCCGCGGCCCGTTCCGCGTCGATCGATGCCCGCTCGGCCTGGGCTGCGGTCCGCGCCTCGATTTCGGCCATGTTCATCCGGTGGCGAATGGTCATCAGCACCAGCTTGCAACCGTGCCAGACGATCGCGAGGACGATGAGGAGGATGAAGGTCTGCCAGCCGGTCATCGGCCGTCACCTTTAGAAGTCGGCGGGATAGATGTGACGCCGGTTCGCGCCAGATCCGGCGCGCTGACCGCCTGCTTACAATGCGGGCACAACGGATACAGCCGGCCGCGCCAGACCCGTTCAAGCTCCTTTACCGCTCGGAGGTGGGGGCTCCAGGCCTTGAGGGCCGCGATATCGTCTTGCCAGCGCTTCCAGCTGCGGCGCAACTCACCGTCAATGCGCGTTACGACCTCGAGGGCATGGAAGGCTGAAACGGCTTCGTGGCAATCGGCGCAATGAACGGTGCCCTGGCCCGACGAAATGATGAACCGATTGTGCATGCACTCCGATCGCCGAAGGCCTGGCGCATCAGTGGCGAATTGCAGCACCTTGCCCGGCTCGAAATCCTTGTTGTCGACGACAAGTTCGATCATCAGGGCGTTCCTTTTCCAAATGTAGGCGCGGCCTTCAGCTGCATCCGGTACCGCGTGGCGCCACGCGCGATCGACTGTTTCCAGGACACCATGACCTCGGGCGACTTGCCGCCGGCCGGCAGCATCACGGCCAGCTGGTCGGCAAGCCGGCGGTCCAGGATGTCGGGCGGTGGCAGATCCTCGAAGGCGGCGGCAGCCATGTCGACGGTCAGCCGCGGCGGGACGAGGCGCCAGCCCAGCGCGAACGCCTGATCGAGGCTGGCGCAGATCTTCTCCATCTGCTCGACGGTGTATTTCCCGGGCTTGGCCGGGCTGGCGCTGGACCGGCACTGAGCCAGGATGTCGCTTTTCATGCTCGTCCTTTCGGGCCGTAACTGGCCACGTATCCGGCTGCGGTGTGATAGAAGTCCCGGCCCGCGCGGACCTGAATGCCGAGGCCTTCATCCGGCGTCTCGCCGTCCCACATCGGCCAGGCCGTGAGCCGTCCGCGCCCTGCACTGAAGACCCAGAACGCGACGCCGCGCACGGTGACGGTGCAGTGGTCTCCGTTACCAAGGCCCCATGGTGCGTCAAGGAGGCAGGCGACCAAGTCGCCCGGCACCATCTCGCGCGGCGGGGAGGCATAGTTGCGGATCACCCATATGGTGGCCAGGACGATTACGAGGATGAAGCTCAGGGCGGCGGCGCCGAGAACCAGGTCATCGCCGCTCACGCTGGCACCATGAACAAGCGATCGGTCCAGGTGATGGCCATGGCCTCGGCTATGGCCTTCGGGCAGCCCTCGCGCAGCAGCAGGGCAAGCTGGGCGTAATAGCTTCGTGCCCAGTCGATCCCCCGACCCGGCTTGGCCAGGGGCGATGGTTCCGAGGCCTCGCCCCGGAGCATGTCGGCGACCGCCATGTCGGCAAGGTCGACTTCGCCGCGCCGGGGCTTCATGCTTCCGCCCCGGTCAGGTCGCGCGCCATGCGGGCGATAGCCCAGGCGTACTGTTGATCCTGCTCGCCGCCGGCGGGGTACCTCGGCGGCATCGCCCCCATCTGCAGGGCCGCGGCAACCGCAAGGAACCCCTCCGGCGTGGCGGGCGTGGCCCAGATAAGCAGGTTTCGCGCGGTATCGAGTTCGTCCAGCACGTCGGGCGGCAGCGTGCCGGCATCGGCCGCCCCGCGTTCCTCGGCCCAATAGGCCGCATAGGCGTGCCGGAACCGGGTGGCCAGCGCCAAGGCATGGTCGGTAACCGGATGATGACCCGCGGCCTGGGCTACCTCACCCTTCGTGCGATCGGCCGGCTGCTGCATCAATTCCGCCAACTCGCCCAACGCCGCGTGCTCCAGCATCTCGCAGCTCCAGGGCAGTTCGTCGCCGCTGCCGGAACCGGCGGGCCGGCGGCCTCGCTTGTAGCCCAGCAGCGCCAGGCACCACGCAGACAGATCCAGCTTTGCCATGACGTCGGCCCGGCCGGCGCTGGGGTGATCGCGGACGGCGGCCATGGCGCCTTCCCACGCATCCAGGGCAGCAGCGCGGCGCTTTTCTACCCCTTCCTGGTCGAGACGGTCGAGAGGCGCCAGGACCTCGCATGCCGCCAGCGCGGCCGCGGATAGGGTGGCCAACGCCGGCGTGACTGCATCGGGCGCGGCAGTCGTGGCCGGTTCCCGCGCCGTCATCGCTTCCAGGTCGCGCAGGATGCCGGCCACCTGGGTCACGGTCTTGACGGTTTCGTGGTCATCGACCCAGGCCTTCAGCACCCGCACCTTGGCCAGCACGCCGGCCAGCGTGTCGGCCTGGCTCGAGATGACCCGCGCTTCAATCTCGTCAGCCTGGTCGAGCAACGGGAACACCGCGTCGTCGTCGGCCTTCGGATCGTCTTGCTTTGCCAGCCGCTCGGCCTTGTCCTTCAGCTGCACGACCTCGGCGGCATCGGCCAGCAGCATCGCGTCCGAACCGGTACAGGCAGCCTCGGGCAGGGCGGCCGGGCGCATGGTGGCGGGCGTCTTCGCGCCCTTCGGCATTGGCTTAGACATGGCTGAAACCCTCCGCTTGGGCGCCCAGTACGACGGCGTTGAACTGGTCGGTGTCCTCGCCAATTTTTTGAAGCACCCAGCGCAGGCCTTCGATGTTCGCCATGTCGGCTTCGGTGTTCGCCGCGAGGGAATCGAGGATCGTTGACGCCGCGGAAAGACCGTCATCAACGCTGAGGCCGAAACGAATGCTAGGCCCCAGGAGGTCTGTCTTATCGGCGAACGACTTTGCGCCCGGCAGGTGCGCATTCTGGCCGCGTCCAGGCACGATGGGCGGCCTTTCGGCATGCTCCATGTCCGCAGCAATCGTTTCGATGGGTGCCGCGACTTCGACAGCGGCGGCCTCGCGACCCAGCAGTCGCTGCACGTCGAGCGCGACCGACTGGCCGTAACGCTCATGCAAAGTCATCTCCGCCCGGTTCTCCCCCCGGTACAGCATCGGCCACAGGAGGGCCGCCTTCTCGACCAGTTCGTCGGCGGTCATTGCCCTGGTGCTGATCAAGTCGTCGATCAGCTGGTCAGCTTCCTGGCTTAGGCGGTTCGCCCGGCGGGCGGCGGCCCGCGTCTGCGGTGCTTCATCCCCGTCCTTCTCGTCCAATTCGAGCCACAGCTTGTTCGCTGCCACCCAAGCATCGTAAGCGATCACGGCCGATCGGCTGCGCTCGACCACCTGGGGAGCCAGCGGGGCCGGCTCTTCGACAATCGGGCCGCGCAGCACGGCTGCGGTTTCAGCTGATTTGGCCGCGGTGCGGCGGCGCTTCGTTTCGGTGCTCATTGCATCGTGGCTCCCTCCAATGGGTGGCCTAAATGTCGCCATAAAGGCAACTTTCGTCAACCGCAAAAGTGCCAATTAGGCAACTTCACCACGATAACGGGTTGTCGATGGCACCTTACACCCTTCAAAAGTTCACCATTTCGGACAAGTCCCGCCCGCAGGTTGTTTGATTGACAGACTAAGAATCAATATTGCGGTATCGTTCGGTTGTGCTAGCGTCGACGTATGGGGAGAACGGATTGCAACCTTATTGAAGGCTTGCCCAGTGAGCTTGGCGATAGTGCAGCCACGCTCATCCATGGCGCCGCGTCGATCGATGGCGCCATTCTGGTGTTCGATGCCGACGATAACATTGCGTGGGTAAACGACCGTCAACGGGCACTGATGCCCTGCTCGGAGTACATTGGCAGATCTTACAGCCAGTTGTTCTGGGAGGCTCACGGGGCCGGCTATCTCGGCCATGCGGCGGCCCGCAAGAACCCAGGGGCATGGCTCGAAATTGCGATAGTCGAGCGATCGACGTCTATCTTCACCCAGACCGTCAACAACTATGCCGGAGTCGGTAGGGTTGTGATGTCCAACCGGCGACTCGAAAGCGGTTGGACGATCCAGATTCGGCACCCGGCCGGAGAGATTGATTTTCAGGATCCCGAGGCTGTTCTGTTTCAAGCCGTGAGCGCTACCCGCGACGCAATGGCGCTCCGAAAGGCTCTTGATCGCCAGTCCGTTGGCGTCGGCATCCTTGGGCGCGGGTCGCGGCTGATCTATGCGAACGGTGCCTTGCGCGACATCGTTGCTGGCGCGGTTGGCCTGGCGTCATCAGCCGGTCAGTCCGTCAGCCCCGTTCATCCGGATGATGCTGCATCTTGGGCCGCGGCCTTGACCCATGCGCTCGGCGGCGGAGATTCTCGCGTTGTGCTTCGCACAAGAGGCGGTCGCGTCGCATTGGCCGTGACGCTGACTGTTGGCGAGCAACTGGACACAGCCATCATCCTGGCCGCTTCGCTGCGCCAGCATCTGCCGGCATCCGCCGCAGCATGGCTCGAGGAAATGGGGCTTCGAGCGGGTGAACTTGATGTGATCGGCATGTTGCTCGGCGGTAACTCGACCCAGGCAATCGCGGCCCGCCGAGGATCGACCCAAGGCACCGTTCAAGCCCAGATCGGGCATGCAAGAACCGCATTGCGGCATCGTGCCTTTCTCGTCGACGGGCCGGGGCAGATCGTTGCTCTTGCGCTTCAGCTGTCGGCGATCACCCGCGCCCCCAACGGCGCAACGTAAGGAGCCAACCATGTATGCTGAAATGTCCGCGGCTGTCATTCGGGGGGCGCTGGCGCAAGCTGGCCTCTCGCCGGTCGAGATCGAGCAAGCCCACAACGACCTCAATGTGATCATCGAGGCCCAGCGCAAGCAGCCCGAGCTTGATTTCGCGCTCACCGTCCTCGCTGACCAGGCGCTGCACGTGATGCTTGATCAGCCCGAGACTTCCAATTTGGTCGAGGCAATGCACGGTCTCGGGGCTCGGCAGGTCCACAACGCGGACGCATGGGCAACTCCGATCTATCTCCGTGCGTGGGAGAACACGCGTCAGGCTTTTTCTGAAAAGGGGGTCGACCTCGACGCGGATCCATCGGCGCCGCGACCGGACGGCCGCGCCGGCGCGTTCTGCATCAGATCGATTGAAAGGCCTTCCCAGTAACGCGCGGCCCGCCCGGATCGCGGGGGCTTTCGGGCGGGCATTTTCCGGGGGCATTGATGAATTCGAACAGAGTAGACGCGACTTATATGATTATGTTTACTTCTCTCATGAATGAAGGAGAAGAATTAAGCGTAGCTATGTTTTCGGCTGCCAAGGCATGCGCAGCATATCATGAAATATCAATACCAACAGTAATTAACTTGCTGAATCTGCCTCTGAATTGTTTCCCATTTGTGCGTCATAAATATCAAGCGCCATCTTCGCTATTTTCCCGTGGTCGAAAGATCTTCCCTCGGCGAGGGAAAGCGCGGCGACTATAGATCGTCTCATTGTTTCACGGTCAAGAGAACCGTTCTCCGGTTTCGTATCCAATTGATCGGGCATTAGCTTAGGCGGGTTAAATAGGTCGCCAACCCTTATACCAAGCACGTTCGCCAACGGCCCGAACCACGCTTGGGAAATCTGTCGGCTGCCATTTTCCACTTTTGATATTGCCGACTTTGTGCGCCCGACAGCTTGCGCCAGGTCTTCCTGCGTGAGGCCGCGGGCCTCGCGCCATTCGCGAACATAGTGCTTCAACTTCGGTACTCCCCAATTGGGTTTCGCCATTTTGGCGATTCCGGGCAACCTCGTCAGGCGCCATATAGGCAACTTATGGAATTGACAGAGTTGCCTATAAGGCTATTTTGGAGCCATGAAGCTAGGCGCCTACCTCAGAGAGGAAGACATCACCTTCGCGGAGTTCGCCGCCGAAGCTGGTGTCGCAAAATCGACCGTCTCGCGCTGGGTTGACGGCACGCGGACGCCAGACTCAAGCGCGATGGTCACTATCGCCCGGCTAACCAGCGGCCGTGTTCTCCCGAACGATTTTTTTGACCTCGAATCGGCCGGCGGCGCTGTTCAGCACGCGGCGCCCGGCGCGGCAGCCTGACGTGACCGTTATGTCCGACCGGCCGGAGAACGAAGAGCAAGCTCAATCGCATCCAGCTGCTCGCGCAGTGCAGGAATTGCTTCAAGGTGTACCTCGAAAGCGATGGGTCCGTTTTCCTGGGTCTCCAATATCAGGGCCGTTCTGCCGCCCGGACGTACCGCCGTCCACAGGCGGCGAATGGTCAATGTTGGGAAGTCCCCGTCAATTTTCGGCATCGGAAATCTCCGCTGGTGAGGTTGGCGCCCCCAGCGTGGGAGGGGCGGTCGGGGGCGTCAAGTCCCCGACCGCCGACCAGCCATGACGACGCTATCGCCGCATCCTTCCCGGCTGCCGCCGCGCCCCGTTGGCGTAGCCCGCGCTGAACCCCCCGGCGTATCCTGCCGGGGGCCTGGCGCTGGCGGTCGGCTTCAGCACGATGCCGTGCTTCCGGCATCCCGCCGCCACTTCCAGCCGCAGGATTTCATTCAGCTTTTCCGGGGTGGTCTGGCCGCTGCGCGGGCCGGGCGATTTCGTGTTTTCCATGCGCCGAGCATGGGCCGGCGCGACCCGAAAACCTTCCGCCAAGACAGCGAAAATCTTAGGGGGCAACGATGAACGCCGAAAAACCCTCGGCACGGCTGGCCGTGCTGATCAAGCATCACTTCGGCCCCGGGGCCGGCGTCCCGTTGAAGGCGCTGGCGCGCGCGGCCGGGAAGACCGAGGAGACGATCAGGAACTATGCCGACGCGGCGACTGCGCCCAGCGTCGACACCGCCGAGGACATCATTCGCGCGCTGATCAAGGCCGGTTGCGCCGATGCCTATGAGCGCGTCTTCGGCCGGCCCGTCGCCCCGGCCGGGGGCGGCGATGCCTGCCTGATCATCACCGATGACGGCGCGGTCAACCCTGCGCCGCACGGACCCGGCCTGTTCGTCCGGCAGTCGATCGGCGTTCGGCACGATGTCGGGTTCGATGCGCCGTCCTATGCCTTCCGGATGCTGGGCTGGGTGGAGATTTCGATCCGGGCCGATGGCCGTCTGATCGTCCGCCGCGGCTGCGATCCGTCGCCCGAGGCGTCGGCGCGGGCTGCGGCGTGGCTGGCGACCCAGGCCCGGGCGTTCGCCGCGATCGAGGTCCACACGCTGCAGGGTGATGACTGGTCGGTGCGCACCTACGGCACCTTGCGCGCCGCCGCCGCAGCCTTCGAAGCCGGGTTGGGGGCGCGATCGGTGGCCGACCAGCTTTCGACCAGCATCGTCACCCAGCGGTTGGCCGAGGATCTGATCGGCGACCCGCTGCAGGCAGCCATGCGCCGCGCCAGCTGTGGGCGGGTGGCGCCGCTCGAGCCGCTGCTGTCCGAGCTTCATGCCCTGCCGGGCCAGGAGCGGGCCTCGCTGCTGCGCCGCACCGCCGATGGCTGGATGGTCCTCTCGGCCGGCCCGGCAACCCGCCTGCGGCGCGACCTGGCCGGCATGCACCTGCGGCAGATGCGGGACCAGCGGTTCGCCGACGTTGCCGAAGCACAGCTTGACGCGATGGCCGAGGCCGGGATGCCCCGCTTCGACGATTTCCAGATCCGCACCATCTCGGACAGCGGCGCCTACCGCCGGTTCGCCCTGCCGGCGCGCGGCGCCGATGGTGGCCTCTATGCGGTTTGCGTGGCCGACATCTACCGCCATCCGCAGGGGGCCGCGCTGCAATGAGCCTGTCCGGCACCGTTCCGTTTCTCGACGCCGTCCACGGCCGCGCACTCGACCGCCTGGACCGCGCCCTGGTCGGGCTGCAGGTCGCGCCCGCGCTGGCCAATGCCGCCGCCGAGGCGGGCTTCGTGCCGATGGTCGGCAATGACCTGCGGATCCTGAAGGCGGTCAAGCAGGGCGATCCCGACCGGGCGAGCCTCTACCAGCTTTCGCGGCCCGAGCTTCACCCGGGGCACGGCCCGCACGATACCGTCATCGTCGTCCTGACGCGCGACGGCGAAATCGTCGCCTCGGGCTCGGCCCGGATCAGGTGGGTGAACGGCACGCTCTGCGAGGCCTTCGAACGGCGCACGCTGCTCTATGACGACGTGATGCAGGCCCCGCCGGCCGAGCGGATCATCTGTCGCGCGGCGAAGGCCCAGGTGATCCGCGATTGCCACGTCGCGGTGGCGGGTGGCCTGTGGGTCGATCGCCGCCACAGTTCGGCGGACAGCCGGGTCATTCGCCTGCTGGTCCGGATGCTCAACCTGCTGGCGACGGCGAATTTCCACTGGTCGTACTGCATATCGGTGAGCCACCCGCCGCTGATGCGCCACGCCTTCCCCATCTACGGCGCCGACGGCGTCGACAGCGGGGTGATCGTCGAGGTCGACGGGCGGCCGATCGAAACCGTGCTGGTCCATGCCTCGCGCGATCGCTTCCTCGGCAACCTTCGGCTTCCCGCCTATCAGCAACCGGCGGTCGACCTGCACCACCCGGGCAGCATCGACTGCGACCGCGCCGCCGCGGCCGCGACGCTGGCCGTGCATCGCGAGGAAGTGGCCAGGACCTTCCGCAAAGCGGTCGGCCGGCAGTGACCGGTACCGCCCACATTCAACCCATGCCCAGGTGAAGCCGATGCCTGCATCCGAACGACCGATCAAGCGGGAAGACCTTCTGGCCCTCGCGAGGACCGAACCGACGTTCCGCCGCGCCGCCGGCGCCGAGGCCTCGGCGTCCGCCCTGCGGCGGGCCGACGCGATGGATATCGCGCAGCTGGCCGCGGAAAGCGGCTTCCGCGTCGCGCGGCTGCCGATGGCACCCCGCCATGGCTGAAACCGAAGACGTCCTGATTGGGTCGGTCGAGAAGAACCAGCGCGAATCGATCAAGGTCCAGCTGTCCCGGTTCAAGGGCTACAACCTCGCCCATCTGCGTGTCTGGGCGGTCAACCAGGCGGGCGAGACGGTGCCGACGAAACAGGGGTTCGGCCTGCAGGTCGGCCAGCTGCCGGCGCTTATCGAGATCCTGCAGGAAGCCAGGCGAGAGGCCGAAGCCAAGGGATGGCTCTGATTGCGCCCCTTCCGGCCGCATTGCGGGCCGCAGGGCGGCCCCTGGCACGCTTCGGGCTGTCTCTGCCCCGCCGGGGGCATCGTGGCGGCCTGCGGGCTGGCGGACGGCCGATGAGCGTCAAGGTCGTCGAAAAGGTCTGGCCGCTTGATCTGGCCGCGCTCGACCTGCAGGCCGGGTGCAAGGTGGTGCTGGTCCGCATGGCCGACTTCGCCGACCACGACGGCGGCAGCGTCCGCCCGTCCGTGGCGCGGGTATCGGCAGAGTGCGGCCTGTCCGAGCGAACCACCCAGCGGGCCATCAAGGAACTGGTCGACGCCGGCATCCTGGTGCTGGTCGCCCCCGGCCACCCAGGGTTGCACAGGCCGGCGGAATACCGGATCGACATGGCCCTGATCAAGACCTTGCCGGCGTTCGATTGGAAGGAAGCGGGGCGTCAGGCTGACACCCCGCGGGGTGTCACAGTGACACCCCGTCCGACTGAGCGGGGTGTCAGTGTGTCACCCCTGGGGTGTCAGGCTGACACCCCGCGGGGTGTCACAGTGACACCCAACCCGTCAGAGATACCCGTCAATATACCCGTCAAGGAAGACAGACGTCTTCCCGCGCCCGAGGCGGAAGCCGATCTGTTCGGCGATCACGTCGAGCCTGAGACGGTCGACATCTGCGCCGTCGCCATCGGGTTGTGGAACGATCTGGCGGCCAAGTCCGGTTTGCGATCGGTTTCGTGGAAGGGGCTGAACGACGCCCGCCGGAAATCGCTGCGCGCCCGGCTGAAGGAATGCGACGGGATCGAGGGCTGGAAGCATGCGCTCGAGGTCATCGCGGAAAGCCCGTTCCTGCTCGGTGCTGGCGATCGGGGCTGGAAGATCAGCTTCGATTTCCTGATCAAGCCGGACAAGTTTCAGCGGGTCATGGAAGGCGGCTACGCGGAAGACACCCGCGCCGACCAGCCCGCCGCCAGCAAGGCCAATCGCCCCCGCTCGGTGCTCGACGCTGTCCAGTCGTTCGCCGGCGATACCCCCGAAGCCATCGCCCGTCGCCGGGCATTGGAGATTTCATGACCACCGTCGCGAAGACCGCGGGCGGCACCATCGCCGCGCCCGAACCGACCTTGACCGTCGCCAGCGAGCACGCGAATACGCTGCGCTGGTGGGCGGATCGGAACTACAACCACGGCCCGCTGCTGCCGCTCGAAACGCTCAAGGCCGCGCAAGCCGAGCTCGAGGCGGCGATGGCGGCGCGACCGCCGGCGGCCTACGGCGACCTCGCCGCGTCGCGGCTGATCGGCAGTTTCCCCCAGCGCGGCCCGGCGGTACCGGATTTCTACGTCGCCAACCTCGCGGCGGTGATGCGCGAATATCCGGGCGACGTCGTGCGCGATGCCAGCCTGAAGCTGATCCGCGGCAACAAGTTCCTGCCGGCCATCGCCGAGTTCGTCGAAGCGGCCGACGCGATCATGGGCGATCGGCGGTTGATGCTGATCGGCGCCCGCCGGCAGGAAAAGGCCCATGCCGAACGCGAAGCGCAGCGCCTTGCCGATGAGAAGCAAGCCGTCAACCGGCTGGCATGGATCGCCAGGGCCGAGACCAGCGTCGCCGACAAGTTCCGCGACCTGGTGCCGACCGACCGCATCCATGCCTACGGCGAAGCCGGGTTGCGGTCGCTGGGCACGATCAACGCCGCGCTGACCTGGGGCGCGGTGCTGCGCGGCGAGGTCTGGGCGGTCCAGGCCTGGCGCCGTGCCATCGTGCTCAATCAGGTCGCCGCGAGCCATCTGACCGTCGCCGAGTTCGAACAGATCATCGACGCCTTGGCCGACTGGCGCGAAGCCGACGCGCTGGCCCTGGCGCGCTGGCCGCTAGCGCGGCCAACCAGCGTCGGCATGGTGCCCGATGAACTGCTATCCAAGGCGCGGCAGGCAGTCTCCCGCGAGGCATGCACGCCCCGGCTGCGGCCGGTCGAATTGTCGGCCGATGGCGCGGCGTTCATGGAAGTGGTGTTCGAAGAAATGCGGTCGCGCGGTATCGCCGAGGAGGTGATCGCCGAACGTCGCGCGCAGCTGCCGCCGGAGTATTGGAACCAGTTCGCCGGCGTCAGGGACGATCGGGAATGGATCGATGCCGTGATCGACGCCGTGTTGGCGGATCTGGCCGGGCCGGCCAAGGCGCCGTTGTGAGCAACCGCCGCGGACGGCCGCGCAAGGCGGCACCGCCACCGGCCGAGGCGCCCGACGTCATCGGCGCCCGGCTGAAGGCCGACCACGATGCAGCGCCGGCGTAGGGCGCGGGAAAGGGCCCCGGCGGTGCCGGCGATTGCCGATCTGGCACGGCGTCGCGCGGCCGCCGAGGCGAGCATCGCTGAGGCGAAGGAGCGGCTGGCGGAAATAGGCCGGCTGCCGCGCTCCGCCGCGACCGGTACCGCCTTCGATAGCGCGCTGACGGCGCTGTCTGCCGCGCATGCCGACCTCGAAGAAGTCGAGCGGCTGATCAACCTGCACTGGAAAGGGTGAGCGCGTGAACGTTCGGTGGAGCGATGCCCTGGACCGCGCGCTGATCGCGATGTTCCACGCTGACATGGCCGATGCCGACATCGTCGCGGCAATCCCGAACGCTACCGTGCACGCGATCGAGTTGCGCCGTTCGCATCTCGGCCTTCAGCGCGCGATGGGGCCAACCCGGCAGCGGCTTGACGGCGGCCCGGGCTTGGCCGAATTCGAGCGGCGGCTTGATGCCGCAGCCTGCGCATCCGGCGTTCCGTGCGCTCGGCTGTTTCAGCAGCAGTCCGAGAAGGATCTTCGTGACTTGGCCCGTGCCGGGCGCGCTACCGCCGCTGCGGATGCCTTGGCGCGTCAGAAAACCCCAGTTTTAGAAGTCGCTGGCCTTCCGGCTGCGACTTGACCTTTCTCAACAGCAAACCAGGAGGTTGCTATGGAACATCAGGGTTCGAACGAGGCGCTCCGCAACGATACGACGTTCCGGGCGGACGCGGCTGGGGGGGCTGCTGCGGATCGGCATGGCTATGACCCCGATATTGCCGCGGCGTTGAAGGCCTCGGCGGAATACCTCTCGACCAGCGACCGCAAGTCGCTGCCCTATGGTCCGTTCGCGAGCATTGCCGATATGGAGCTCTTCCTGAAGAGCCACTATGACCGCGTGGCGCTCGGCGGCACCGTGTCCGGCCAGCAGTTCGCGTCCGACTTTGCATCGATGCCGGCGGCCCCGTCCGCGCCGGACGTCTCTACCCGGGGGAGCAGCGGCGCGTGCAGCGATTCCGAGGCCCCGACCAAACAGGTCGCGGGCGGCGCCCCGCGCGTGATGGTGGCCGGGTTGAAGGGCGGTTCGCTCGGTAAGTCCGTCCACAGCGCCGCCATCTTGGGCGCACTGGGCCACGCCAGCCACCCCGCCCAGGCCACCCCGCCCGAACGGATGATGGATGCCGTGATCGGCCGGTTATCCAACCGTGTGTCGCGCGTCCTCGACCTGGTCAACCGCATCGAGGCGGTGAACGTCCGGCTGATTGGCATCGCACCACAGCCCAAGTCGCAGGGCAACTTTGCGCGCGCTGGTGATGACAGCGAAATGGGCCGGGTCGGCATTTTGCTCGAAGATATGGGCGACTTGCTTGATCTGGCGGAAGCCGAGATATGCCGGCTTGAGACCATGGTCTAACGATGCTGCTGGCCGACGATCCCCGCGCCGCACTCGGTCGCAAGGGCGACAAGCTGCTGGCGCACATCACGCCGAAGGAAGCCGCGTTGCTGAAGCGACGCGGCGGGGCCGGCACGCGCAACCCGGCGACCGGCCTTCTCGAGTTCTGGGATGGCGGTGACGGCGAAGGCGATGGATCGGGCGGCGAGGACGGCTCTTCCGGCCGTTCTTCGGATGTGACGCCGGGCATCGCGCCCGACGTGGACCCGTCCAACGAAAGCGGCTTCGGTCCGGGTTACAGCGGGCCGGGCATGGCCAACCCGGGTTTCTTCTCCGATCCTTTCGGCTGGGCGGCCTATCAGGCGCAGCAACTAGCAAACAACCCCGTTGCGACGCTGGCCAATGTCGGCCTCAGCCCGCTCGGCGTGCCCTACGCCAGCCAGGCGCTGAATGGGCTGGCGGAGGCGATCGGCAACGGCATCGGGAAGGGTTTCGATGCATTGGGGATTTCGCAGTCCAACGGGCCCGGCACGATCGGGCCCGCCGGCAGCGTGGCATCGGCCGGCGGACCGGCGACCGGGCAGCCGGCCGCCGCCGCCGCTTCGAAGTCTGGGACCACCGCGCCGCCTGCGGCACCGGCCCAAGCGGCAGCGATCCGCCAGGCTCAAGCGGCGCAAAACCCGGCCGCCCAGGTATCGCGCATGGCCTATGGCCTGCTGGGCGATCCGCGATCGGTACCGCCGGCGGCAGGGGCGCAGGGCATGATGCCCCGGGTTGGTGCTGCTGATCAGCGCCGCGGCCGGGTGACGGTCGACATGCTGCCGGGTGGCCCGCAGCGGCAGGGCCTGCTTTACGGCTGACCATGGCCCTGACCCCGAAGGAACAGTCGTTCGTAGCTGAATATCTGGTCGATCTGAACGCGACCCAGGCGGTCCTGCGCGCCGGCTACAAGGTCAAGAACGATCAGGCGGCGGCGTCGCATGGCTACCGGCTGCTGAAAAAGCCGGCCATCGCCGAGGCGATCCAGGCGGGGCGGGCGAAGAAGGCGGCGGGGGCGGAGCTGAGCGCGCAGCGGGTGCTGGACGCGCTGATGAAGGCTGCCTTCAGCGATATCCGGAAGGTCGTGAGGTGGGAGACGGTCGTCATCGATCCGGGCGAGGCCGCGCCCGATGCTGGCGCACCTGGTGCCGTCGTTGTCGAGCTGGAGCCACAACCGCAAGGTGGCGCGCTGAAGCGGTCGCAGAAGGTTGAGACCAGCGTGGTCAAGCTGGTCGACGCTCAGGAAATCGACGACGACACCGCGGCTGCAATCTCCGAGGTGTCGCAGAACGCTCAAGGTGGCATCAAGGTCAAGATGGCCGACAAGATCAAGGCCTTGGAGCTGCTGGGCCGGCATCTCGGCATGTTCGAGAAGAAGGACGACAAGCCGCCGCCCGATCCGCTCGACGGCATGTCGGCGGCCGACCTGGTGGCGGTTCTGGCCCGGCTGAAGGGGGGCGGCGATGTCCCAGGCGGCTGATATCGCGGCAGCCGAGGCCGCTGTTCGCGAGGCCCTGGCGCGGCGCATCGAGGCGCAGCTTGCGACGCGCGGCTGTGAACTGTACCGGCCGTATCCGAAACAGCAGGAATTTCACGCGCTGGGCGCGACGAAGCGCGAACGGGCGTTCATGGCCGGGAACCAGCTCGGAAAGACGGTCAGCGGCGCCAATGAAGGGGCGATCCACGCGACCGGGCGGTATCCGGACTGGTGGCAGGGGCGGCGTTTCGATGGCCCTACGGTCGGCTGGGCATCGGGCATCACGGCGGAATCGACGCGCGACAACCCGCAACGCCTGCTGATGGGGCGCATCAATGCCTGGGGCACCGGCGCGGTACCGAAGCGCGACATCATCGATATTCGACGCGCGACCGGGATCAAGGATGCGATCGATATCGTCATCGTCCGGCACGTCTCGGGCGGTGAAAGCCAGATCATGTTCAAGAACTATGCGCAGGGCCGGCCGAAGTGGCAGGGCGAGACGGTTTCCTGGGTCTGGTTCGATGAGGAACCGCCGCTGGACATCTATGCGGAGGGCGTGACCCGCACCAACGCGACCGGCGGCATCACCTGGGGCACGTTCACGCCGCTGTTGGGGGTGTCATCTGTCGTCAAGCAGTTCTACCCGCAGCCGGATACGCCGGACCGCGGGCTGACGATGATGACGATCGACGATGCGGAGCACTACACGGCGGAAGAACGCGCCCGGATCGTGGCCGCCTATCCCGCGCATGAGCGCGAGGCCAGGGCTCGAGGCATCCCGATGCTGGGCAGCGGCCGGATTTTCCCGGTGGCCGAGGACCTGATCACGGTCGAGCCGTTCGCGCTGCCGGCGCATTGGAAGCGGATCGCGGGGATGGATTTCGGCTGGGATCACCCGACCGCCTGCGCCTGGCTGGCCTGGGACACCGATGCGGACGTCATCTATCTGCACGACGAATACCGCCTGTCCCAGGCGGTCACGGCGGTGCATGCGTCGACGATCAAGGCGCGGGGGTCGTGGATCCCGGTGGCGTGGCCGCACGACGGCCTGCAGCACGATAAGCGCGCCGGCGAGCCGCTGGCGACGCTGTATCGGAAGGAGGGCGTCAACATGCGCCTGGAGCGGGCGCAGTTCGAAGGCGAGCGCGGCTCCTCGGTCGAGGCTGGCATCACCGAAATGCTCGACCGGATGCAGGGCGGCCGGTGGAAGGTGTTCAGCACCTGCAAGGACTGGCTGGGCGAATTTCGGACCTATCACCGCAAGGACGGCAAGGTGGTCAAGGAGTTCGACGACCTGCTTTCGGCCAGCCGCTATGCGCTGATGGATCTGCGATACGCGACGACCGACAAGGGCAACGCCTTCACCCGCAAAATCACCTGGCCCGAGACGAAGTCGGGGCTGTCTCCCTGGACGTGAGGATCTGACCATGAAGGAACTGTACGAGTTCGATCGGCGCATTTCGGCGCTCGAGCGGCGTGATATCGGTGCCGGCGCCGCCGACCAGGCCCAGGGCCAGGCCGGCGCGTTGCTTGCCGACCAGGTGGTGGCACGGCTCGACTGGTTGAAGGAGCATGCCGACGGCACGGACGAGGCCGGCCGGATGGTGCTGGAAAGGCTCGACGATCTGGTCGGCAAGGTCGAAGAGCTCGCGCGGCGCGTCTCCGCCATTGAATCCGCCCGGCGGGGTGGCCGCAATGGCTGACAAGCAGCCGATGGACGATCAGACCGTCATGGCGATCTGCGCGGCGGAGATCCGCGGCGCCGTCGGGCTGCCGACGTCGACGGTTTCGCGCGATCGCGAGCAGGCGATGCGCTATTTCCTCGGCGAGAAGTTCGGCAACGAGCAGGAAGGCCGCAGCCAGGTCGTGATGACCGAGGTGCGCGATGTTATTCAGGCGATGCTGCCCGACCTTCTCGAGATCTTCGCGGCCTCGACGAACTTGGGTACCTGTCTGCCGCGCGGGCCCGAGGACGAGGCGGCGGCAGCGCAGGCAACCGATGCGGTCAACTATGTGTTCACCGAGCAGAACAAGGGCTTTCTGCTGTTGTATCAGTGGTTCCTCGATGCGCTGATGCAGAAGGTCGGATTCGTCAAAGCGAGCTGGGACCGCTCGGCCAGCGTGGTCGAGGAACACTATTCCGGGCTGACCGGCGATCAGCTGGCGCTGCTGGTCGCCGACGACGATGTCGAGGTGCTGGAGCACAGCCAGCAGTCGCTGACCACGGGCATTCAAGGGACGTCATTGCTCGGCATGTCCGCTGCGGCCGGCGGCGCGTCGCTGCACGACGTGCGGATCCGGCGGACGAACCGGAAGGGCCGTGTTGCGCTGGACAATGTCCCGCCGGAGGAGATGCGGATCAGCGGATCGGCCAAGACGATCGAGGATTCGCCGTTCGTCGGCCACGTTTTCTCCCGACCCAGGAGCTACTTCGTGGCGATGGGTTACGATCGCGAGGTCATCGACCAGCTGCCTATCGACGACGCGACCGAATGGGGCACCGAGGCGACGGCGAGGCGGGGCGCAGATAATGCGTTCGGCTCTGCCGCTGATCAGTCGATCGACCCCAGCATGCAGCGGGTGACGGTCTGCGAGGGCTATTACCGAATCGACTGCGACGGCGACGGCATCGCCGAGTTGCGCCAGATCGTCACCGGGGCCAGCGGCTCGCCAATCCTGACGAGGGCCGGCAAGCCCGCAAACGTCGTATTTTCCGGGCCGCGCCCGCCGTTTTACTCGTTGTGTCCCTACATCATCCCGCATCGGTTCTTTGGGCTGTCGGCGGCCGACATGACGATGGATCTGCAGGAGGTGAAGAGCACCGTCGTGCGCCAGCTGCTCGACAACATGTACAACGTCAACAACGCCCGGAATAAGGTGATCCTGGCCTCGGATGACGGCGTCAGCCTCGATGACCTGCTGACCAACCGGCCCGGCGGCATCGTGCGCGTCCGCCTGGGTAGCGACGTGGTGCCGATGGAGACGGCGCCGCTCGGCAACTTCGCCTTCCCGCTGGTCGAATATCTTGACGGCGTCCGCGAGAACCGCACCGGCGTGACCCGGTACAACCAGGGCCTCGATGCCGACAGCCTCAACAAGACGGCGCGGGGCGTGCAGATGATCCAGAACAGTGGCCAGAAGCGGCTGCTGCTGATCGCCCGGCTGTTCGCCGAAACCGGCGTGCGCGATCTGTTCAACGGCATCCTGCAGCTGTTGCAGGAAAACCAGGACGTCGCGATGACCGTCCGCCTGCGCGGAAAGTGGGTGACGGTCGACCCCAGGACCTGGGCCACCGGGATGGATGTCAAGATCGGCGTCGGCCTGGGCAGCGGCACCGCCCCCGAGCAGATCGGCATTCTGAACCAGTTGCTCGACCTGCAGGTGAAGGCGCTGGGGATGGGCCTGGACGGCGTGCTGGTCGGCCTGCCCCAGATTTACGCGACGCTGAACCGCATGGTCGAGGTCGCAGGCCTGCGGAATCCGGAGGAATTCTGGATCGATCCCCGCAGCCCGCAGCCGCCCAGCATGCCGCAGAAACCCCCGCAACCGGATCCGGCGCAGCAGGCGGCGATGGCGAAGCTGCAACTCGACCAGCAGCGCGCCCAGGCCGATATCCAGCTGGCGCGCGAGAAGGCGGCGGCGGATATGGAGATCCGCCGGACCGAGGCGGCGGGCCGGATGGAGCTGGAGCGCGCCAAGATGCAGGGCAACATGGCGCTCGCGACCCAGGAACTGCAGGCCGAGGTGCAGTTGAAGCACCTGGACCTGATCACGAAGGGCGCGCCGGTCGTGCCGAACATCCCGGCGCAGGAGATCTAACCATGGCCGACGAACTGAAGCTCGGGGCCGAGGCCGCGGCGGGCGCGCGGGCCGAGGCGATCATCGGCGATCCGCTGTTCGCCGACGCTGTCCGCCAGATCCGCGACGCGATCGTGAGCCAGTGGCAGGCCGAGGAGGATGCAGCCCGGCGCGATCGGCTGTGGACGGAAATCCGCCTGCTGTCGCGCCTGGTCGGCCGGATCCGTGGCGTGATGGAAACCGGCAAGCTCGCCCAGGCCGAACTGGGGGAGATCGAGGCGCGGAAGGGAATCCTGCAGCGCATGGGCTTGCAGAAATAGAAGTGGCTTTGAGAAGCCCGCGAACCGTGCAAACCCTCGTGACGATCACGCGAGGAGCGCATGGACGACATCGTCACGACCAGCACGGATCTTAGCCCCGCCGGCGGCGCCGATAGCGGGCAACCGCCCGTCAACCGGCAGGGCTTCGAGCAGGACGTCAAGCCGGCACCGTTCGATGACGGCATCAAGTTCGGCTCCGAGGACGAGGCCGAGGCCCGTATCGCCGCGGCCCTGGCCGGCGAGGCCTGGACCGGAGACGGTGCCGCGCCAGGTGATGGCGGCGCGGATGGCCAGACCGGTGGCGAAAAGCCCGGTGGCGATCAGCAGAACGCCGACCTGAAGCCGATCGACGCGCCGGCGCACTGGCCGGCGGATCATGCCGAGGCCTGGGCCAATCTGCCGCGCAGCGTCCAGGAAGCGATTGCCGCGCCGCCCCAGGCCGGCCCGATCGACCTGGCCGCGCATCCCGAGGTGCAGACCGAGCTGGCGCAGTTCCGCACCCAGCGGCAGCAGCAGCATGAGGCCGTCTCGACGCTGATCGACCTGATGCGGGCCCAGTGGCAGGGGGACGAGCTCGGCAAGCTGACCCAAGCCGATTGGGACAACATGGCGACGACCGATCCGGCGCGGTATGTCCAGCTGCAGCACACGATGAACCAGCGCATGGGGCTGATGCAGCAGGCGTTGCACGCGCAGCGGCAACTGGCGGAGCAGACGCAGGCCGATCAGCAGCAGCAGCAGCAGGAACACCTGCAGCAGCAGCGGCAACTGATGGAGAAGCACCACCCCGATTTCGTCGGCGAGAAGGGTAAGGCACTGCGCGCCGAAGCGCGTGATTACCTGACCTCGGCCGGCTTCACGGCCGAGGAAGTGGGCCAGCTGGCGGACTACCGGTTGATAGGCGTCATCAAGGACGCGATCCGGGGCCGGGCAGCGGCGAAGGCGGCCGATATTGCGGCGAAGAAGGTTGCGAGCGCGCCCCCGGTGGCGCGGCCGACCGCCTCGGCGCAGTCCAACCCGGGCCTCGACAAGGCCCGCGCCGTCAATCTGATGCGCTCCGCGGCCTCCGATGAGGAGAAAGCCGCGCTGATCGCGCGCTGTCTATAAGGAGGCCACGGCATGGCCGTAGCTACCGGCACTTTCCAGACCTATCAGGCTGTCGGCAACCGCGAGGAGCTGTCGGACCTGATCAGCAATATCAGCCCGGCGGACACCCCGTTTCAGCGGGCCTGCGGCAAGCCGACGAAGGCCGATGCGGTCAAGTTCGAGTGGCAGACCGACGCGCTGGCGCCGGCCGACACGTCGAATGCGCAGCTCGAAGGCGATGACGTCACGACCTACCAGACGTCCACGCCCACGATCCGCGTGGCGAACTACGTCCAGATCAGCCGCAAGACGGCCGTGGTCTCCGGCACCCAGGAAACCGTTGTCGCGGCCGGGCGCAAGTCGGAGATGGCCTACCAGCTGATCAAGCGGACGAAGGAACTTCGCCGCGACATGGAAGCGATCCTGCTGAACAACCAGGCATCGACCGCCGGCGCGGCCGGCACCGCGCGCAAGACGGCGGGCATCCGCGCCTGGCTGGCCACCAATACCGATCTGGGCGCGGGCGGGTCCAACGGCGGCTTTTCGGCGGGCATCGTCGGCGCCGCGACCGACGGCACGCAGCGGCCGCTGACCGAGGCGGCGTTCAAGGGCGTGCTGCTGTCGTGCTACAACAACGGCGGCGATCCGGACACGCTGATGCTGGCGCCGTTCAACAAGCAGGTGGCGTCCAGCTGGACGGGCAACCAGACGAAGATGCAGGACACCAGCGACAAGAAGCTGGTCGCGGCCATCGACGTCTACAAGTCGGATTTCGGCGATATCAAGATCGTGCCGAATCGTTTCCAGCGGGCGCGTGACGGCCTCGTCCTGCAGTCGGACCTGTGGAAAGTGGCATTCCTGCGGCCGATCCGGACCGTGGACCTCGCCCAGACCGGCGACGCGCAGAAGAAGATGATCCTGGCCGAGTACGGCCTGCAGTCCCAGAACGAGGCCGGCTCGGGCGTCGTCGCCGATCTGACCACCAGCTGATGCGCGCGGGGCCTTCGGGCCCCGCTTTTCTCTCGCTCGACCCGGAGCTACCATGCCGCACCTGCAGCAGACCGCCCAGAACCGCGCCATCGTCCGCGACGATGCCAGCGGCGCCACACTCGCCCATTTCGAGGGCAGCCAGTCGGGCCGCCAGCCCGGCCCGTCGCGCGTCGTGTCGTCGAAGTTCGGCACGATCGCGCGGACCGACACCACGGCCAAGGCGCTGTTCACCCTGCCGGCCGGCGCGATCGTCGTCGGCGTCGAATCCTACTGGAACACGAACAGCGACGCCGGCACGACGGCGACCTTCAGCGTCGGGATCAGCGGCGGCAGCGGCACCGCGTACGTCAACGCCGTGTCGTGCAAGACGGGCAACAACACGCGCAACTTCCACTCCTCGGCCAACCTCTACGCGGCCGCGGGCGCGACGGACACGGTGATCACCGGCATCTATGCGGAGACGGGCACCGCGTCGACGACCGGCGGCCCGATCAATGTCCGCCTCGATTACTACGTGCCCTGATGTCGCGCCCGTTCGCGCCGGACAAGCCGGCCACGACCGTCAACCTGTCAGTCACGACCACGTCGGCCGCAGTCCAGTTCGACAACATCGCGGGCAACGGGTTGAAGAACCCGAACGTGCGGCTGTTCAACGGCGGCGCGGCCACCGTGTTCGTCAACTGGGGCGGCGCCGCAGTCACCGCCTCTGCAACGACCGGGATCCCGCTGGCGGCCGGCGCGTCCGTCGTGCTGCATCTCGGCGGCGCCAGCTATCTGGCCGCGGTGACGGCCAGCGGCACGTCGACGCTGTACGCGACCCCGGGCGAGGGCGGCTGCTGATGCGGCTGCGGCACGCCGAAATCGTGCTGGGCGGGGTGCGGCGCACCTGGGTCGACGATGACGGCACTGTGGTCGATCAGTTGATCAGCGACGTAACGCCGGTCATCGACCAGAACAAGCGGCATGCGACCGGCGATCACAGCCCCATTGCGCCATGGCTGGGCGACAAAGTCGCCTGCATTCCGCTCGTGATCGCCGAGAAGTGGCTGAACGACCACGGCGTCGACGTGTTCCAGCGTGAGCACTGGCCCCGCGTCCGCCAGCTTCTGAACGACCCTGATTGGCGCTATCTCCGCACGACGGACAAGGTGATCTGATGAAGCTCAATGTCCTGATCCCGAGCCATGGCGGGTGGACGGCGGATTTCGGTCATTCGGTCGCGATGATGTCGGCCGCTCTGATGGCGCAGCAGCCTTTTCCGGACATGGATTTCGGGATCGTGATGGAGACGAGCTCGATGCTCGTCCGCAGCCGCACCGACCTCGCGAAGCGGGCGCTGAAGCTCGGCGCCACGCACCTGCTGTTTCTGGACGCGGACATGACGTTCCCGATGAACCTGGCGCATCGCCTGCTGCGGTGGAACGTGCCGATCGTCGGGGCGAACTACATCCGCAAGGTCGAGCCGTTCACGCCGACCGCCTGCGGCCTCGACGGCCGGCCGGTCTACAGCGGCGGCGAACACGGCGCCGAGGCTCGCGGGCTGCAGCCGGTGCGTCATCTCGGGTTCGGCGCCATCCTGATCAAGGCCGAGGTGTTCGCGGCGCTGCCGGAGCCATGGTTCCTGATGCCGTGGGACGAGGCCGGCGGCGGGCGGTACATCGGCGAGGACGTCTATTTCTGCCACCTGGCCCGGCGCGAGGGGTTCGACGTCATGGTCGACCACGATGTATCGCGCGAGATCGGGCACGTCGGGCCCTATGAGTTCACCGCCGACATGGCGCAGAAACTGGCGTCCTGACCATGGCGGCGCTGAACCTTCTGGATCTGGCCGGGCTGAAGGATGCGGCAGCATCTTTCCTGATCCGCTCCGACCTGGTCGACGCGCTGGACCTGTTCGTGCAACTCTGCGAACAGCGCATCGCCTATGGTGCCGGCGCGCAATCGCCGTTCCCGTCCGATCCCGTCCGGTGTCGCGGCATGGAACAGCGGGACCCTGCCGTCACCATCAACAGCCAGACCCTGGCGCTGCCGGCCGGCTATCTGAAGACCCGGCGTTTTACCCTGTCGACCAACCCCATCACCGTGCTGACCTACATGCCGCCCGATGCGTTCTGGCAGACCGCGGCGGCCGGTCAGGTCGGATCGCCGGTCGCCTATACGATCGAGGCCGGTTCGTTCGTGTTCGCGCCGGCGCCGGCCGCAACGTTCACCGGCTCGCACCTGTATTGGAAGCGGCTCGACCCACTGGCCACGGCCGGGACCAACTGGCTGCTGCAGAACGCGCCTGCGGTCTATCTGTACGGGACCTTGCTCGAGGCCGCGCCCTACATTCAGGAGGATGAGCGGTTGCGCCTGTGGCACGGTCTCTATCTGGGCGCCGCGGCCGGGCTGAACGAGGTCGAAGGGGCGGCGCGCGCGACAGGTGGCGTTCTGATTTCCCGGCCGGGGATCGCCACGCCATGACCGTCGTGCCGTTCGGAGACTGGCGGCCCGATGATCCGGCCTACGGGACCGAGGCCGCGACGATCGCGCGCAACGTCTACCCCCGCACCGATCGCAGCTACGGGCCGATGACGCAATGGGCCGAGTACAGCTCGGCGCTGGCGGCGCGCTGTCAAGGCGGGGCCGCGGTGATCGACAGCGCAGGCAATGTCAGGGTCTTCGCCGGCGACGCCTCTGCGCTCTATGTCAACCAGGGCGGTACCGGCAACTTCGCCGACGTTACCCGCGCCAGCGGGCCGTACAACGTCGGGGCCGATGCGACCTGGCGAATCCTGCAGTTCGGCAACGACATCATCGCGACCCAGGTTGCCGACGCGCCGCAGGTCTACACCCTCGGCGTCTCGGCCCAGTTCGACGTTCTCAGCACCGCGGCGCCGCGCGCGCGCCATGCTGCGATCATCAAGAACTTTCTGATGCTCGGCGGCATCGTCGACGCGATCGACGGCGAGCGGCCGCAGCGGCTGCATTGGTCCGGCCTGAATGATCCACGGTCCTGGCCGACCCCTGGCACGTCGGCCGCGAATGCGGTGCAGTCGGACCGGCAGGATATCCAGGGCAACGGCGGATGGGTGCAGGGGATTTACGGTGGCGTCGGTGCGGCGGACTGCATCATCCCGCTGGAACGGGAAATCCACCGCGCCACCTACGTCGGCGCGCCGCTGATCTTCCAGTTCGACCAGATCGAGCGGGCGCGCGGGATGCCGGCGCCGGGCGTCGCGGCCCATGTCGGCAACATGATTTTCTATCTGGGCCAGGACGGGTTCTATTCCTGCGACGGGATCAGCTCGACGCCGATCGGCGCGGCCAGGGTGGATAAATGGTTCTGGCGCAACGTCGACCAGACCTATCTGCCCCGGACGTCCTGCGCGGTCGACGCCATCAACAAGCTCGTTCATTGGGCCGTCCCGCTGCTGGGCGACGGCGGCAAGCCGTCGACGCTGCTGACGTTCAATTGGCAACTCGGCCGCTGGGCCTATTCGACGATCGAGACCGAGTACCTGATGCCGTCGCTGACCTTCGGCTACACCCTCGAAGGTCTCGACCAGCTGTCCGCCAGCCTGGACGCGCTGCCGTTCTCGCTGGACAGCCGCGCCTATACCGGTAACTCGTTGATCCTGGGCGGGTGGACGGCGAACCATCGGCTGGCCTATCCGACCGGCGCGACGCTCGAGGCGGTGATGGAGACCGGCGAGGTATCAGGCCTGCAGCCGCATACCCGCGCCTATGTCAACGGCGCGCGGCCGCACGTCGACGGTGGCGCGCCCACCGTCGCCGTCGGCAGCCGGGAGACGCCGGGCGGTACCGTCTCGTGGTCGACGGCGACGACGGTCGGGCGCAACGGCATCGCGCCGACGCGCGTTTCGGCCCGCTATGTCCGCTATCGCGTGACCGTGCCGGCCGGATCGTCCTGGCAGCACGCTATCGGCATCGAGCCGGTCAGCCGCGACGCGGGGCGGGCATGACGCTGCCGGCGCCGCTCACCTATCCGTCTCTCGTCCTGACCCAGGGCGACGACCCGAAAGTCGACCTGCCGGCAGCAGCGCGGCGGCGCCTCGAGGGCCATGCGAAGATCCTTCAGACCGGCAAATTGAACTGCACCGGCGTCGTGGTGCTGCAGGCCGGCTCTGCGACAACCACCCTGACCGATCCGCTGATCACCTACACGTCGACGATCCTGTTCATGCCGACGACGGCGAACGCCGCGGCGGCGCTGGCCGGCCTCTATGTCACCGATACGTTGTCGGGGTCCGGCGGTGCGGCCGGCACCGCGACGCTGCGCCATGCCAACAACGCCCAGACCGACCGGGAATTTCGCTATGTCGTCATCGGCTGATTGGGGCTGTTTCGCGGTACCGCTGGAACATCTGCCGGCGGCGTTCCAGCTGGCCCAGCCGCTGCTGCAGCGGGCCATCGAATACAGCGATGGCGAGCTCGACATCGGCGACCTGGTCGACCAGCTGGCACGGGGCGCCATGACGCTGTGGCTTGTCGGGCCCGGCGTGATGGAGGCGCGCACGCTCGACGACCTGACCGCTGCGACGAAAGCGGCCATGGTGACCGAGATCGGCGAGTTTCCAAGCAAGCGGGTTTTACAAGTGGCTTTGCTTGGCGGCGCCGACGTGCAAAAGGTGGTCTCGACCGTCGTGCCGGCCCTGCGGATAGCGGGCACAGCGCGCGGGTGCCACCAGATCCGGGTGGTAGGAAGGCGAGGATGGGCAAAGGCCCTAGCTGACTGGCGACAACTGTACGTCACCATGGGGCTAGACCTTGAGCAGTCTGTTCGGAAGCCGCAATCAGACCGCGACCACGACCGCTGAACCCTGGTCGGTACAGCAGCCCTATCTGGGCGAGATTTTCAGCGGCGCGCAGAACCTCTTCCAGAACTACAGCCCGCAGTATTACCAGGGCCAGACGGTAGCCAGCCCGTCGGCTGCCATGACCTCCTACATGGGCGCGATCGACAAGCGGGTGAACGGGGCCAACCCGTTCGACGCGATCGCCGGCGGCACGTCCGCCGGCATGACGCCGCTGGCCGGGATGATGAACGGGCAGGGCCCCGGCTCGGCGACCTATACCGGGGTGATGAACGGGACCGATCCCGGCCAATCGTTGATCCGCAACGGGGCAACCGCCAGCAACGCAGCGCTGCCCGGCCTGGCCGCGATTGGCGCGGGCGGTGGTCCCGGCAGCGACCTCATCCGCGCCTATGGCACGGCGTCGAACGAATCGCTGCCGATGCTGGCCGACATGGCGGCCGGCGGTGGTCCCGGCGCCGCCGAAATGGCCCGGTTCGGCTATTCGGACAACCCCTACATCTCCAACCTGGGCGCGTTCTCGACCGGCCAGGGTGCCGGCCAGGACACGATGGCGGCGATTGCCGCGACCGGCGGCAAGAACCTCGCGACCAACGCGGCGCGGCAGCTGACGGCAGGTGGAACGACGGGACAGCAGGCGCTGACGGCGATGACCGCCGGCGGGGCCAATCCCTATCTGGATGCGAAGTTCGCCCAAGGCGCCGACGCGGTGCAGTCGCGGCTGGGCAGCATGTTCAATGCGGCCGGCCGAACCGGATCCGGCCAGAATTTCTTTGCCGCAGGCGACGCGCTGAAGAATCTGGCGACCGACATCTATGGCGGCGCCTATGAACAGGATGCCAACCGCCGTCTCGATGCGGCCAAAAGCCTGACCGGCAGCCAGCAGGCGGGTGCAGGCCTGCTGTCCGACATCTCGCAGGGATCGACGTCGGCCCGGCTCAATGCGGCTGGCCAGCTGGCGGGCACCACCCTGCAGGGCGGTACCGCGGCCGGCCAGCTGTCCGAGGCCGCGGCGAACCGGGGGTTGGCGGCGGCGAGCGACCTTGCCGACAACGCGCGATCGGCGGCCACAACCTATGGCCAGATCGGCGAGGCTTCGGCAAACCGCGGGATGCAGGCGGGGCAGTCGATCGCCTCGAATGCGCTGACCGGGCTGAATTCCTATGGCTCGCTGGGCGAGGCTGCAGCGAATCGCGCGATCAACGGCGGCAACGCGATGACCGCGAACAACCTGGCGGCGGCGAACGCGGCGTCGACCAATGCCCTGAATGCCGCCAACTCCTACAACTCGACACAGCTGGCCGGGCTCAACGGTCAGAACGCCTACACCATGCAGAACCTGGGCGCACAGGCCGGTGTCGGGAACTACCAGGACAATCTGGCCCAACAGGGGATCAACTCGAATATCGATCGGTGGAACTTCGAGCAGCAGCTTCCTTACAACAAGCTCGGGATCTACCAGCAGATGATCGGCGGTAACTACGGCGGCACGTCGACGACGACGCAACCGGTCTATCGCAATCCGCTCTCCTCCGGCCTGGGCGGCGCGCTGGCCGGTAGCCAGCTCGGCCAGTATCTCGGCCTCAGCGGCGGTGCCGGCGCCGCGCTGGGCGGCCTCGCCGGCCTGCTGGGGATCTGATCATGGCCGACTTCTCCAACCTCTGGGACTGGATCAGCACGGACGGCGCGCCGGCGAAGGCCTCGGGCGGAAACCCGCTCTATGCCGCGCTGCCGGCCGAGGCGCGCGACCAGGTGCGGCAGCAGGGCATGCTGGGGCTGGCGGCGGGCCTGCTGTCCGATGGCGGATGGTCCCCTGTGCGCCGCGGCCTCGGGACCGGGTTGGCGGCGGGCCTGCAGAACATGCAGGCCGGCGAGCGGGCCGCAATGGGGCAATACCTCGCCGGCCAGGCCGCGCGGGCGCACGACCTGCAGGACAAGACGACGCAGATCGGCATGGCCCAGACGCTGGGGCAGCAGAACGCGCTGCGCGCGGCGTTCGGCGGCCGGCCCATCACCCTCGGCGATATCAACGACCCGAACCAGTTCCAGACGCTGCTGACCTCGCTTTCGAATCCCATGGCCGATGGCACCGCGCAGGCCTCCGCCCCAGGCCCGTCCTATGGCGGCCCGATCGCCCCGAGCGATCCGGCGCAGCCCGGCGCGGCAACGATGGCGGCGCGCATGAATGTCGGCGGTGCCGCGCCCATGGGGCCGGGTGCGCCGGGTGCCGCGTTGCTACCAGCCGGAGGCGGTGGGCAGGTGGCTGCGCCAGCCCAGCGCACAGGTGGCGGCGTTGGGCCCTATGGCGGGACCTGGCGGGACCTCTACGAGCAAGGCTACAAGCTGCTGCGCGCAGGGATCCCGCAATACATGACGCAGGGTCGCGAGATGATGAAGCTTGCGGTCGAGAACGACCCCACGGTCGTCGCCGGCGTCGCCCAGGGCAAGGCGGGCCTCGTTCCCGATGGCCGTGGCGGCTTCACCTGGCAGCCCGGTGGCATCGGCGATCCCGGTTACCAGCGGTCGATGGAGTTCGCCAAGGCCGGCGGCAAGAGCCAGGGCGAGTTGCCGGCCGAGCTCGCCAAGATAGGCGCGACCGGCAACCAGGCGCGGCAGACCGCGGGCTATACCGAGAACGTCAAGGCCGGGCTGGACCCCTACACCTATCAGGTTCCCGACGGCAACGGCGGCTACATCACCATCAATACGACGCGCGCCGGCTACCAGCAGTCGATTGGCAATGGCGGCACCGGCAGCGTGCCCGGCAAAGCCGAAATGGGCGAGGTCGACAAGGCGATGCTGCCCGACCTCATCAAGGGCGTGACGTCGCGGCAGGACGCCGGGCGCGGGGCGAACGATGCGCTGGCTGCGACCGGGGAACTGCGCGCGGCGCTGAATGGGCTGCCTACGGGTGGTGTCGGTACCAGCCTGACCAACGAGGCGGCGGCGACGTTCTCGCGCCTCGGCCTCGATATCAATGCGTTCCTGCCGCCCGGCTATGCGACCGATCCGACCAAGTACCAGATCGCCGCGAAGAACTTCAACAACCTGGGTATGGCCCTGGCCCGGGCGAATTTCCCGGGCGGGCGCATCACCAACGCCGACCTCGAGATGGCGATCAGGGCGACGCCGAATTTCTGGAACAACCCGGAGGCCAACAAGGAACTGCTGGACAATATCGAGGCGATCAATCGCCTGAAGGTCGAGCGCGCAACCTTCGATCGCCGCTGGCTGATGAACAATGGCAACCGCCCGAGCCTGCGCATGGAGGATGACTGGAACAACCACGTCGCCGGGTTGAAGGGCGTGCCCGACGTCATCAAGCAGGGCTTCCAGGGCTACACCGATGCCGCCGGCTCGCCGACGAACGCGAAGGCGCCGGAAATCAAGCTTCCGAGCGGCGCCATCAACTTCGCCCGGGGTCCGAAGGGCGAGCTCGCCTACCAGTTCCGCAACCCTGATGGCGCGCTCTACTGGGGCGACGCCCAGGGCGCGCCGATGAGGTGGTGAGATGGCCGGCGCGGACAATAGCGGCCTGCCGCCCGGGTGGACGCTGGGTGCCCCGGATCCTGCGGCCGGTCTGCCACAGGGGTGGACGCTGGGCATTCCTACCCAGGAACTGCGCGCGCCGTCGGCCGAGGATGCGGCGCGGCTGGCCAAGACGAAGTGGGAAGGGATCCGGGGGACGGCGGTCGACGATCCGAACCGGTCGGCCGGGATCGGGGCGACCCTTTCCGCGTCGCTGCAGCCGGATCTGCAACGGCAGATCGAGGTCTATGCGAAGTCGCGCGGCATCTCGACCGACCGGTATGGCGTCGATCGAGAAGGCAATGTCGGATACCTCGATGACAAGGGCGAGTTCGTGCGGGAAATCCCGTCTATCGAGGGCGCTACCGGCCCCATCGACGCGCTGCGGCGAACCGGTCAATGGCTGGGCAGCCAGGCCGGGCCGTTCATCCCGGCCGCCCTGGGCACCGTCGCCGGCGCGCTGACCAGCCCGATCGGCGGCGGCATTCCCGGCGCATCCGCCGGCGCCGCGGTGGGCGAGACGGCCCGCCAGGTCATCGCCAACGCGATCGCGGACCGCCCGCTGACGGATCTGTCCCCGGGCAGCATTGCCGGCCAGGCCGCGCTGGGGGCGGGCGGTCAGGCCGTGGCCGTCGGGGCTGGCGCTGGCGCCCGGGCCCTGTTCGACCGCAACCCGCTCAAGGCGGCAGGATTCGACAGCGCGCGGCTGGTCGATCCGGCGAACCGGCAGGCCTGGGCGGATCTGTCGGCCGAGGCGCAGCGCCGCGGCATCACCCTGACGCCGGGCAATGTCGCCTCCGAGGTGCCAGGATCCCCGGAGATCACCGCCGGCCGGAATTCGCTGCTGGTCAACGAGCGTCAGATCGCGCGCCAGCCCGAGGCCTCCGACATCATGGCGTCCATGTACGCGCGGCGCAGCGGCGCGGAGGTGCCGAAGGCGGTGCGTGCCGAGCTCGACAATATCAGCCCCGTGGCGGCGCCAGAAATCGGCGCCAGGCAGGGGGCCGAGGGCGCGCGCAAGGTGCTCGACAAGCTGGAAGCCGATCGCACCGCGGCCGCCAGCCCGCATTACAACGCGGCTTTCGACAGCGGCGTGATCCCCGATGTCACGGCGACGACCGACCTGATTGCGAACCTGATCCCGCGCGCCTCGAAATCGGAGATGGGCTACATCAACGACGCCGCTGCGGCGATCAACCGGGCACGCCTCGCCGATCCGGCTGATGTCTATGCCCAGATGCACAATGCCAAGCTCGAAGTCGACAACCTGCTGGCCAAGATCCCGCGCGAGCTCGACGACCCGGCAATTCAGCGCTCGGCCGCCCGGCAGATGACCCAGATCCAGCAGCAGCTGACCCGGGACCTGCGCAACGCGCACCCTGAATACGAGGCCGGCTATCAGCAGTTCATCGACAAGTCGCGGCCGATCGAGGAGGCATCGAAGGGGCTGACCGGCATCATGGCCGAGCCGAGCCGCGTCTATTTCGGCGCCGTGCCGAACATGATCGCCGGCGGCGACAGCCTCAGCATCTCGGCGGCCCGCAACGCGTTCGACAAGGCCGGGCAGCGGCCCGCCTGGGACGCGAACGTCCGCGCCTATCTCGAATCGTCGTTGCGCGACGCCGCGAAGGTCAACGCGGGGGGGCAACCCGGCAACGTCGCGGGCAAGTTCTACTCGGACGTCTTCGGGGACGAGACGGCGAGGGCGAACCTCCGCGAGGCGGTCGGCGATCCGGCCAAGTTCGCATCGCTGGAGCAGCTGTTCCGGGTGCTGAAGGCCGCATCAACCTCCTTGCCCGAGGCGTCGCCGACCGCGACCGATCTGGGGTCGCGCTCCAAGTTCGTCGGCGGCGCCGCCCAGGTGGCGGGCGAGACGCTGAAGGGCACGAAGTTCTGGGACATCCCGTCGCGGCTGGGCGACTTCCTTCAGGATGTGTCCGCCGGGCGCAACGCGGAGCGGCTGGCGGCGATCTACACGTCACCCGATGCCATGGCCCAGCTGAACCAGCTGCGCATGCTGTCGCCGACGTCCGAGAAGGCGTTGCGGATCGTCACCAATGTGCTGACCGATGCCGGCGTGATTGCGGGGCGCAGGGCGCTCAACCGGCCAGGCGAGACGATGCCCCCGGCGCTGCAGCAGCCGCCCGGCGCGCCCGGCGGCGTTCCCTGACATGCGAAATCCAGTCCACCAGCATGAACGTCGGGATCAGCGTCAGGGCGAGCAGGATCGTCACGCCCATCGACCCGCCGTTCGATCGCCAGGGATTGAGGCCCTGGGCGACATCGAGGCCATAGCGAACCAGGCCCTGGGCCGGGATCAGGATCAGCACGGTCTTCGTATAGTTCCACGCCATGGCTCAGGACCATATCACGAACAGCGCCGGGGGCACCATGGCTGAGATCCAGACGTCCACCTGGTCGGAGACGCCGGCCAACAACAACGCGGCGACGCCGGACGGCTGGCCGGAGGGGCAGCCCCCCAGCACCGTCAACGACTGCGCCCGGACCATGATGGCGGCGATCAAGCGCGACTGGAACCGGACGCACCCGACCGTCACGTCGGGCGGCACCACGTCGGCGCTGACCGTGACCTATGCCAATGCCCCGACGCTGGCCGACGGCCTGCAGCTGACATTTCGCCTTGGCACGGACATCGCCGCGGGCGCGACGCTGGCTGTCAACGGGCTGACGGCGCGCGCCATCAACTGGCGCGGCGCCGCGGTCGTCGCCAGCCAGTTTCTGACCGGCGACATCGTCACCGTCTACTACAACGCCTCGGGTACGCCGGTCTGGGAAATCGCCTCGCCCCCTCGCGCGCTGGGTATCACCACGATCAACGGCAAGACGGGCTCGACGGTGACCCTGGTTGCCGCCGACATACCGACGGTCGCGCCGCTGGCATCCCCGGGCCTGACCGGCACCCCGACCGCCCCGACCGCGGCGGCCGGCACCGCCAATACCCAGATTGCCAACACCGCTTTCGTCGCCGGCGCGCTGGCAGCGGTAGGCGGCCGCAATCGCATCGTGAACGGCGATTTCAGGGTGGCGCAGCTGGCCGGCACCAGCACGATCAACAGCGCCACGCGCGTGTTTCCCATCGATCGCTGGGGTGCGTCCGGCGTCGCGTCCGCCGGCGTGTTCACGGTGGCGCGTGGCAGCGGTGGCGCCGCCTATGCCTATGTGATGACCGCCCAGGTCACGACCGCGGCCGCCAGCCCGTCAGCTGCCCATACCTATATCATCAGCCAGCGCATCGAGGGCTGCAATGTGCCGGATCTGGCTTGGGGCACCGGCGCCGCACAGCCGGTCACGCTGTCGTTCATCGCGCGCTCGAGCCTGACCGGGACGTTCAGCGGCGCGATCCGAAACAGCGCACAGAACCGGTCGTACCCGTTCACATTCGCGATCGGCACGGCCAATACGGACACGCTCATTACGGTGACGATCCCGGGCGACACGTCGGGCACGTGGTTGACCGGCGCGGGGACGATCGGGCTCGAGGTGGTGTTCTGTCTGGGTTCGGGCTCCTCCGGCGTCGGCACTGCGGCGACGTGGGCGGCGGCGGGCTATGTCGGCGCGTCCGGCTCGCTCAATGTGATGGCGACCCTGTCGGCGACCCTGACCATTACGAATGTCGAGCTCGACCGCGGCGCCGTCGCGCCGGCGTTCGAGTTCCGGCCTTATCCGGTCGAGTTCGCCCTGTGCCAGCGGCACTTTCAAGTGTTCGGCGAGGGCCAGAGCGCGACCTTGGTTTGCCACGGCATGTCGGAGACGACGGCGAGCGGGCTGTACTTCCTGCCGCTACAGGTCCCGATGGCGGGCACGCCGACAATGACGTGGTCCGCGGCCAGCGACTTCACCGTGTTCAATCCGGGCGCTGCCGGCCAGCTGGTGTCGGGCATGTCCGTCACCTACGCGGATAGCCGCGTCGTCGTCCTGACCGCGACGACCTCGAGCGGCCTGACACAGGGGTACGCCGGCCGACTGATCAGCCTGACGACCGCGGCCAGGATCTATGCGAGGGCCGAGCTGTGAGCCTGGAAAACATCGAGCGCGTGATTGCCGCCTATTGGTGGCCGGTGCTGCGCGTGCTGTGCGCGGCCGCGATCACCATCGGCGTCTACCTGACCGACCAGCGGCTGACCCAGGCCGAGGTGCGGCGCGACATCGAGCGGCACAGTGAGCGTCTTAAGGCGCTCGAGGACGCCGACCAGGCGCGCGCCAAGGCGGAGCGGGCGGAGGGCGAATGGCGCGGCCGCCTGGTCGAGCGGCTGGACGCCATCGCGAACCGGCTGGACCGCATCGAGCGTAAGATTGATGGGGGTAGTCGATGAGCGCCGACGATCTGCCGCCGGCCGTCACGCCGGGCTGCGCCGCTCCCTTCTACCGGACTTCGGAAGGGCGAATCGAACTGGTCGTGCCCCGCGCTGGCGGCGCTTCCGAGGTCTACCCGGTCCCGCTCGGCGTCGCGCTCGTCCACCTCGAGGACCTGGCCGCGGCGATCCGCCGGCAGGTCGGCCGGCCGATCCCGATCATCACCATGGGCCGTGAACCGGCGTGATCCAGCCTGAAGGAGAAGACGATGCCCCGACGCACCAACGCGGCCGGCCTGGCCCTCTATCACGAGTTTGAACAGGGGCCGGGCGGCGGCCCCGCACTGGTCCCGTATGTCTGCCCGGCGGGCGTGCTCACGATCGGGTGGGGCCATACCGGGCCGGACGTGCGCGAAGGGATGAAGATCACCGCGGACGACGCTGACCGGTTGCTTGACATCGATCTGGACGAAGCCGAGGCCGACGTCGAGCGACTGGTCACCGTGCCGACGAACGACAATGCGTTCGCCGCGCTGGTCAGCCTGCGGTTCAATATCGGCGCCGCGGGCTTTCGCAAGTCGACGGTTCTGCGGTTGCACAACGCGGGCGACTGGGCCGGCGCCGCGCAGGCCTTCGCGATGTGGAACAAGGCAACGAACCAGGCTGGCCAGCGGGTCGTTCTCAATGGCCTGGTGAGGCGCCGGGCGGCGGAAGCGGCCCTCTACATGACGCCGACCGCCGACAGCCAGGCCCGCGACCCGCAGCGGACGCGCGCGGCCGACGTCGTGCCGACGCCCGACCGGCTGGCGCCCGTCGCCAAGGTCGGCGGCACGATCGCCGCGACGGCCACGGCCGCCCAGCAGGTCGTCGTCCAGGTCGGTGGGGTGCATCAGGCCCTCGTGTCGGTCGGCATCAACCCGCAGCTCGCCGTCCTGCTGCTGGCCATCGCGGCCGGCGTCGGGATCTGGTGGACGACGCGCCGGCGGGCCGGGTGATGCCGGCTTGGTTGCTGGCGTTGGGAGGCGGGCGAGCCATCCTCGCCGTGCTCGCCGTCGTGGCCGCGCTGGCGGCCGGCGCCTGGCTCTACACCTCGGGCCGGTCGGCCGAGCGTGTCGACGGGCTGCAGCGGACCATTCACACCATGGGGGAGCGTGATGCGATCGATCGCGATATCAGCCGTCAGCCTGACGGCGCTGCTGCTGACCGCCTGCGGCGGGACTGGTCGAGGGACTGATTACTGCGCCGTCGCCCGGCCGATCTATACCAGCCGGGCCGACGTGCTGACCGACCCGACCGCCCGCCAGATCCTCGGCCATAACGAGACTTGGGCGGCGGTCTGCCGCTGATCCGCGCCGGGCGGACTCCCGGCACCCTCGAAAGGATACGAACATGAGTGTGCGTGCGAAATTCTATGTCGAACAGGTCACCCGACACGGCAACGCGATCGGGGGTGGATCGCCGGGCGGCACTGTCGTGCTGAAAGCGGTGAACGGCACCGAGGCCGATAACGCGACCTGGTCGAAGTACACCCCGAGCGGTCGCTTGGAAATGTTCATCACCAATCCGCCCGCGCTCGACCAGTTCGAACCGGGCACGGCGTTCTACCTGGAATTCACGCCGGCCTGATCCGGCCGGCCCTCCGAAAAATATAACCGAAATTATAACAGGCCCCTCCGCGCCGGGGTGAAGTCGATTTTCTCGACCACGGCCGCGGTCGTGCAAATCGACTTCTGCGACCTGCCGCTGATCCAACGGCTTTTAGAGTAGGTTTCGAGTACTTGAGAGTTCGGCTTTAGATCAGGCCCCCGCGCTGGCAGGCGACGGCATGGCCTGCACCCTGACCCCGCTGCCCGAAAGGGTGGCGGGGTCCTTTTTCGTTCTGGGATGACCCTGACCAAAATGGGGCAGAAAATTCCGAAGCTATTCCGGATGGCGGATTTCTGCGGGTTTCCGGTTGCCTTCGGGCCGAGGCAACCGGATTAGACAAAACCACCGTTTTTGACAACCGGCCCCCATCGTGGCACGCGCCGGGTGCTCCGCCCGATGTCCACCGAAAATCGGCGGATATCCGCCATTGCGACCGGAAAACAGCCCGCAAACAGGCGTTTCGATGGCCAGTGACGCAAGGCCATGAAATCGCAGCGGTTTCCGGCTTATGGGCGGAAAATCCGACCTTTTCACGCGCCGCGTGACATGGTCGCGTTGCCCTCGGGCGCCCCGGTCCGGATGACGTACCAGGCCGATCCGATGATCAGCACCGCGCCGACCAGGTCGAACCGGCTGGGCACGTCGCCGAACAGCAGGTAGCCGACGGCCGCGGCGATTGGGATGCCGGTGAAGTCGAGCGGGGCAATATAGGCGACCGGGCCGAGCTTGAACGCGGCGACGGCCGCGTATTGCGCCAGGGCGGCGGCGATGCCCAGCGCGACCAGTGCGCTCCAGCTCGAGGCGGGCGGCGTCACCCAGCCCGTCACTGCCGTGACCGGCGCCAGCAGGATCGCCGCGCCGATTCCGTAGATGCAGACGATCAGGGCGGGCGAGTTGCTGGCCGACAGGCGGCGGACGGCGGTCTGTGATAGGGCGGTGCTGATCGCCGCACCCAGGGCCGCCAGAACGCCCAGCAGCTGGCCCCCGATCGTCAGGGCCGGCCAGACGGTGACACCGGCCCCGACCATCCCGACGACGGCCGCGGCGGCCAGCCGGCCCGACAGCGGCTCGCCCAACAGGATCCGCGCAACGATCGGCATCAGCAGGACGCGCGTCATCAGCAGCAGCTGGGCGACCGCGATCGGCAGCGCGGTGACGGCGAACATGAAGGCGATCAGCGCCAGCACGCCCGACACGATCCGGACCGCATGCCAACCCGGGTCGCGGGCCTGGCGCCAGTCGATCGCCTCGAGGCGGAAGACGACCGCCACGACGATCGCCGCGGCGGCGGCGCGGAACAGGCTCACCTCGGCCGGGGGCAACTTCACCCCCGCCAGCTTGGCGGCGGCCGACGACGCGGCAAATGCCGCGCCCGAGACGATCGCCCAGGCAGCCGCCTGCAGCAGCACCTTGCGCGTGTTGTTCAT